GCGATTGAAATTCGTGTCGGGCAATGGTCGTCGCGGAGTCTCGCGACCAAGCAGCGCGACTTCCGACAGATGATTTTGATCCTGCCAGATCTCTGCGCTGCGGCGAGGGAACGCATTCGTCGCAAGTAACTTGTCGAACACGGTGCGCTCTACTTCGCAATCGCCGACAATAAATCCTACGCCGTTGCGCTCTTGATAAGAGATTTTTGTGAAGCGACCGACGCTCGACTTAGGTTCGTCGCCGTCCTTCTCGTGCATGACCACGAGGCGCGTTGCGCTGCCCATGCTCATGTGCTTGTTTGTGTTTTCGACAATTGACCGCACGCGGTTGTTGTCAAACTTCTTCAGATCGTCATCCGTGTCGCCGTCGATCTTCTTGCTGTACGCGCAGAAAACCTCAAGGTCGTGGATAACAACCTTGTTGCCGTCGTTGGAGATTCGGTGAGAGGGAATCATGCGCGAGAATCCTATCATCCTGAAATAAATCCCGCATCGGGAACCAATCGTTTATCAATCAATTCCTGTCGCTTTCCATTATGTTTGGCAATTGCGTCAAGGTCGAGATTTCCGTCTTCGTCGCAGAATCCTCGGCTGACTGCCTTGGCGATGCTCATCGGAACCCAAGCGCATCGGCAATTGAATCCGAGCGGGGCGGGGATTCCCATCCTGTCAATCTGCTCAACGGTGGCGACATAGCCGTCCATTTGCTTATGCGTTTCTCGGGTTCTCTTGTCCTTTGTCGCGCTGAACGACATCAACGGAACAAACGCTTGCACGGTCTTGTCGCGGCAGATGTCGAGCCGCCCTTGAGTCTGAGCGCGATTGAGGTTGGTTCTGTATATCGTTTCAAGCCGAGCGGCGGTCAGGTCTGTCCCCGTCTCCAGAATCGCTTGCTCCACGAAATCGCCGACCCCTAGACGCTCAAGCCGTTTCCCTGCAACCGACATCGTAATGTCGCCGCGAATGGTTTTTGCAAGCAGGTCTTTGGTCTGCTCGATTTGCGTCTGGCTCATCGAAGTGACGAAGAATGTCCCTTGGACAACCGCCTGAACCGCAGGGTCGCGAATCACATCGACAGGTGTCACGGGCGCGCTAGGGTCGCGCTGTGGCTGTCCTCGGATAAGAGCCGCTAGTTGGGGACTCCGATCCATGATCGCCTGTAGGGCGTTCCCTGCCTCGTCCTCGCGCATCTCATGCGCTGAAGCGAAGGCGTAGGCGACGAGTTCTTCCCATTTTTGGCGAGTAATGGGAAGCAACTGCGTGTATCGCTCGACCGCTCGGCGCGAGGGTCCGACGCGGAATCTGAGGGATACGGGTATTTCAATCGCGGCGAACCGAGCAACGGGAATGTCTGCGACCTCGGCGGAATCTATCCCCGCCGCCGCAACGCTTGTCTCCGCGCCGTCTGCCCATGAGATCAGTAGCAGCGCGGCGGTCGCGTCTTCCCACTCGTCCCACGCGCTCTCCGCGCTCCTGCCCTCGACCTGCGCGGCGATGGCGCGACGGTACGCGACCTCCGCCGCTGCCTTCAGCGGTCGGAATACCGACACTTCGCCGAGCGGAATCGTGTCGTCTACCACCATGAGCGTCGGGAGAATTCCTTGGGCGCGCCCGCTCGGGGCTGCTCACCCTCTGGAGGTGTTGGGTCGCTGTCCAATTTCGCGCCGTTGCCGTAGGACGACTCGTCCAATTTCGCGCCGTTGCCGTTGTCGGTCGGTGTGGCGGTGGACACTCCGAGAATCGGCTCGTCCTCGGTCGGCTCGGACAGACCGAGCAGATCGCGCACCTCGGCTTGCGAAACGCGCCCGCCCATCGCCACGAACTTTTCGATGGCTTCGAGGCGTTCCTTTGGATCGGGACGCTCGGGAGCAAACTGAAATTCAAGGCAGTCCGCATCCTCGGGAGACGCGCCGAGCATCGCAGCAACGACGCGGACAAACTCGAACGACATACTGTCGGCGAGCGCGTCGGCGTGGTAGCGGATGATGCGCGAGAGCGTGTCGGCGTGGAGGTTGGCAACGCCCGACCCCATGCCCGTTCCGCCCGCCTCGCTACTGAGCGACTGACCGATGATTGATTCTTTGATCTTGCCGCTGAACCAGTTGACGAGTTCCATGAACACCTGAGCGCGCCCCGCGTTCGGCTCCTTGATGTCGATGTCGTAGATCTTCTCGGTCCCCGACATCGGCAACAGCACGCTGTTGTCGTTCGTCAGGTTCGCAAGAACATTCTCCATCATCGTGCGCCCTGCATCCTGCCCGAGCGGGTAGTAGCCGACGCGGATGCCCATTGCGTAACGCTCTGCGTAGGTGATCGCGTCCTGCAATATTTCCTGCTTCGCCAACCACATGAACCAACAGACATCACGGGAGCCGATGCCACGATAAATCGCTTCGGTCGAGTTCGCGTCGTTGAAATCAGGCGGCGAGATGAACACGCGATGGAGGACGATTGCGCGTCTTTCCTTCTCGTCAAAAATGTGGACGCGAGAGTCGAATCCGATGTTCTGCTCGCTCGCGCCTGAAGCCGAGTACGCCGCGCCGACGCGCATTGCGAGGTTGCCGCGTTGATCGTACGCAAGCGTGTCGGGGTGGAATGGATACCACTCGGTGATCTTCACGCCGAGTCTCTTGTCCTTCGCGTACACAAGGTTCGTTGCCGCGCTGCCGTACCACACCGCCTCATGCATCGAGCGAACGAAGTCAGACCGACGAGGCATCGAAGCGAAGATCTTGGAGATCTTCTCCGCAAGTTCAACCGACTTTGCGTTGTTCGGATCGCTCGAAACGATTGACCATTCAAGCGAAGCGAGCGTGACCTGAAGCGAGCGAAGCACTCCTTCAATATCCGCGTCCGCTCGCATCATCTGCTGATACTGCGGGTTCAAGCGATACGCGAGCGACGAGTTGCGGAGCAGTTTGTCGGCGGTCGTGAAGAACGAACGCTGCAATTCAATGGCAGACCCAAGCGGCGTAGTCGGACCGCGCTCGACTGGCGCAGGTAAAGGCTTGCGCGGTCGCTTCTCGGGAGTTAGCCCGTTCTGCGTTGGGTTGGAGTACGGCGTGGGATCTGCCATTGTTTACCGATCAGAGCAGAGGGAATTGGTACTTGACCTGCGCGACGATGCGCTCTGCGTCTTCGTTGTCGAAATGCTCGACGCTGCCATCAATGTAGGTGACGCTCACGCCTGAGCCGAACTTGCTGACGCGGGCAATGCGATGGATTGGAACCCAGACTTGCTCTGTGAGTTGAATGAACATCATCGCCCACTCTCCGCCTTACCGCCGCTGCGAGACATCAGCATCCGCTCCAGTTTGTCCGCCAAGGTGTTAAAACGGTCGGCTTGTTCGCTTCCCTTGGCACGCCTTCGGGCAACATTGATCATGCGCTTGAGCGTGTCCGCGTCGGTCGTGGTCTTTGCTTCTTCTGCCATTGCCGCGAAGCCAAGCACCGAAAGGAGTTGCGCTACGCCGTCCGCAATCTGTTGATTCGCGTGAGCAAACGCCGCCTTCGCGCCCGTGCGGGACATGAAACCACCAGTTCTCCGCGCCAATCGCCCTTCGACAGATGACTTGTGCAGTTCCAACGCCCGTTCAACGCTAGGGACAGGAATCGCTTCGTTTCCCTTTGCGAGATACAGAATCCCTCCCTCGCGTTCGATTACCCATCCTCCCGACAACTTCTGAATGATTTCGGCAGCAAACGCCGCCTTCGCGCCTGTGCGAGAGAATCCGTACTTCTGCACGAGGATAGACACAGCGGAACGCATTGCGCCAGTCACATACTCAAGCAGATGCTCGGACTCGTCTGAACTGACTTCAGCCATCGCTTCGGATGCGCTGATTCCGTAATGGGCAGCGATGTTCGCGAGGATTTCGCTTCGCGTGCGTGCGTCAACCTTGCCGAGAAAGGCGCGATTCTGCGAGCCAAGACCGAACGCCGCCTTGCCGCCCGTGCGGGAATGAAGGGTTTTGATGACTCCTTGTGGCTGGTAATCCTTAATTTCTTGAATCTCAACCTTAACGGGCTTTCCGTCTGTTTTTCCACTCTTAATGCTTGCAAGCATCGCCTTCGCGTAATGCTCCGCTTCTTCAATCGTGCGAGCGGAGCGTCCCCCCGTGAGCGCGTTTCCGACATAGCCCTCGACCATAAAACTGTCGCCCGAGCCAAACGCCGCCTTCGCGCCCTGCGAGAAGTTGATGCTTACCTGATCAGCGGTCGCGGTGATCGCGTCCGAGGTCACGCCCGCGTCGAGCAGGGGCTTGCGAAGGCTCACGCCGAGACGACCCGAGGAGCCATCGCGCTGCGCGAAATTGATCTTGGCTACGCCGTCCTCCATCGTGATGGATGAAGGCTTGAAACCGAGCGATGCGGAAATCTTCTGGAGATGGTTGGTGAGTTTGTTCATGTTTGCTTTTGAGCCAATTCGGGACATACCTGCCTTGCGGCGCATCTCGTCGTAATACGCAACCGCATCTTTTGGAAGTTTGGCGCGATCACGGTCCACCATTGGAGCAAGCGACTTCAACAGCGTCTGCATTTTAGCGGTATCACCGTTCATGCTTGCGCGCTCGACATCGGACAGCGTTTTAAACAGATCGGCAACCTGATCCGTCGTCGCGTGCAAGGACTTCGCGCCCGTGCGGGAATGTTGGTCTGCGTGATATCCCGCGTACCCATGCGTAAGCGAACTTACTAATCCCTTATAAGTTCTTGCGCCATATCGACCTTCTTCGGGACTTTTGATGTAAACCGTTTCTCCCTCAATTTTCGTGATAATCCCGTCAAATCCCGTTCCGCCCTTTTGAGCAAATCCGAGATGGACCTGATCACCTACCTTGAAATCTGATTGTGCCATTGATGTTTTTCCTGTGCGGGAGAAGATGTCGCGGATCTTTCCTCGTCTCCAAGCGTCGTCGAGTTGAGCCTTGACGACGCTGTTGACTCGCTTGCCAGAAGAGAGATCGAACAGGTCGTAATCAAGCCAACTGCTGTACGCGCCTGTGGTGCGCTTTACCTTGATTTGCTTGCCGTTCAGCGTGATGGTTTTGCCGTTCCAGTCCTCGGGCTTCGCGGGGAGGTCAAACGGGTTGACCGCGTGCGTGGACTTTGCGCCGACGCGGGAGAAAGTCCCCGTGCGCGAATACATTCGTTCCATGAAATTGGCAAGCCATTTCCGTGCGCCCTTTTCTGACTTAAACGAAGGCGCGCTCGTACTCATCATTTGCTCGCCGCCGTCCGAGTAGGTCGCCGAAACAAACGGGGCAAACGAGGTTCCGCCACCTTCAATATGAAATCCTGCGGTGTATCGCGTTCCCTTTGGACTTGTCCATTTGTCGAGTTCAATTCGACGATCAAACCTTGCCTTCGCGCCGACGCGGGAGTAAGAAGTATGCGTTTGCGCATCTGCTCCATGCTTTACGCGAAGGTAAGCAGTTTCCAATTCATGCATCAGAGTTTTCCACTCTGTCTTATCCATCTGCTTTTGCGACACTAATTGATTTAGATCTCCTTGACCTGCCTCAAGGTAAATGTCAGCCAGTCGCAGTTGGTTTGACTGCCCTGCGTGTTGCTTCAACCACACTACGCGCTCTTTATGATCCTTCAATACTTCGGCTTTATTGAGCATTGCAAAACGAGACTTCGCGCCCGTGCGGGAGAAATTGCCAAGCCATAGGCGCAAGGTGCGAATCAAACCGCTGCTGCTTCCTGCAAGTTCGGACAGAATTTCCGACAACTCGGAACCCTGCCAACCACCCAATTCTGATTCCAAATCAGGGTTGCGGATCATTTTTCCCGTGTCGTTGACAACCTCTTGCAGTCGCGCCTTAACACGCGCAAGAAATTGCTCCTGACCCTCATCAGGCTTGACGCGATTGAGGATCGTCAAATACCTTTTCGCATTCATGTTGACCGAAATCGTGTCGGAGCCAAACTTCGCCCTTGCGCCTGTGCTGTTCATGTTCTGCGCCTTTCGGTTGCTCACCGATTTAAGAAGGTTTTCGTACGCTCGGACGCGACTTCGCTCTTCGTTGTCCTGAGCAATTTCAAGTTTGTATTTGATCTCTTTGATCGCAAGAGGATGCGCCTTAAGAGTTTCGACGGTTGGGCTAGCAAGCACCGCTCGCACCTCCCGAGCGATTCCTTGTTCCCCGTCCATTTCCGCCATTTCAAGCGCATGGTTCAATTCGTTGATGACCATGCTAGAAAGTCGCTTGTTGATCGACTTCATTGTCGTCCCCTTCGCGTTCAGATTCTTGACAAAACGCATTGGCGTTTCCTTTGTGTTCGTGGGAATCTGAGCCGCATCGGCTTCCGCCTTGCTGCGCCAAGTTTTGATGACTTGCGAAAGTTCTACGGCGCAACCCTTCGCGGCGTACTGGCGTGCGACCTTGATCGCGGCTTCCTTCGAGTCGATAAATTGCGTGTCCTCATCTTCGTCAGGGAACAGCACCTCGTAGGTCGTCTCGGTGTACCTCTGCGCGTTCAGATTCTTGATCTTGCCGTAGACGAAGTCCGTCAGTTTGTTCGCGGCCACCTCGACAACGGAACCCGTAGGTGTCGTCACCGACCAGTACGAGGTCTTGTCCGCGAGCGAGTGTCGGACATTACCCATGCGATACCCCATCGAACTGAGCGCGGATGTCGCCTCGTCGATGTTGAGTTTTCGCTTCGTTGATGGCAACGAGATGTTGTGGGCGCGGGCGAATGACCCTGCGCCCTTTCCATGATTGTTCCCACGGCATGAGCAGTCGCACATAGGGCCGCGAGCGTTGCGGCAGCGCGCATCGCATTTTGTCGGGTTGATAGTCTGCGCAAACAGAACCATGCGCGTGATTTCGCGAGCAGATCCGTTGACTACCCCGTACCGATAGGTTTTTCCGTCCCGAAGTGCGGTTGTCTTGTTGAAGTCGTACGACCAACCGCTGACCGCGTCGGGGAAAATTGTCTTGTATTTTTCAGCCGAGACGGTGACAATGTCAGCCGTCGTTTTTCCTAGCAAGGCATCGCCCGCGTAGTATTGCGTTTCACGCGCTGCGAAGTTGTTTTTGTTCGTACACATGGGTTAGGCAAAGAAGGGTCGTTTGCTCTTGGAGGAGCCGAACATCGCGCTGATTGCATCGGGCTTTTCAAACCTGCGCACGCGCCTGTCTCCGCTCGACAATGAGCCGCGAATCGCCTCTCCGCAGAGATCGACAATCACATCAACCGTATCATCATGCGACCCCGCAGGGAATGATAGCATTTCATCGACCACGGGCTGAAACGAAGAAATCACGCGCCCGTCCGCGCTTGTGGGAAACATTAGTTTTCCCGCTTGCACGAAAGGCTGTGCCGCGACGGACCGAATGTATTTGTCATTCACGCGCTCTACGGAGAGCATGGGTTGTGAGGTCATCGCGGCGAACTGGTCAAAAATGCCTTTTTGCGGTCCGTTGGCTTCGGCGCACACGACCGACACCGACCGCCGACTGAGCAGATCAGCCGCGAGCCGCGCAAATGTCGGGAACGACTCTCGTACGCGGAGGATGTCGGTGAGGAACAATCGTCGCTCCGCGTCGATCTCGCCGATGATGCACACGGAGAAATCAGGGTCTTCGCGCTCCTGCGCTCGTTTGCCGTACCCCCAGTCAATCGCCGCGATAGTGCGGGTGTTGATGGGTAGCGCGTCGGATCGGTAATAGCCGAGCCACTCGGGTCGGAACACCAACAGGTCGGACGAGAGCGGAATCAGTTCATATGCGCGGGCGTACGCCATCGCTCCCATTTCCGCTTTTTTCTCATCTAGGACCGCCGCCGTGAATACCTCGCTCCACGGGGACTTCGCGCCGAGGCAGGGGCGGCGCAAGAGTGAGCCGTCCGACTCATGTCGCCGTCGCCAGTCTGCGGTGATGTCGTCGGTATGAAACGGGGTCGCGCTTCGCCACACTCGCGGCGTGTGCGCCGACGACGGGTCGAGCATGGGCATCCAAATGTTGGCAACCGCCTCCTTGACCTGCGCTCGCAGGGCGGGCTGAAGCACCGAATTTCGGAGGTCGCAGATGTCGTCAAACCAAATTAGGTCGGCGCGGCCGCCCGTGCGACCGAACACGCCTGACCCCTGCACCGAGGCATCGCGCCGACTAGGCACGCCCGCCGCCGAGACACTCCATGCCGTGACCGTGTCTTCGCTTGTCTTCAGAGACACATCAGGAAACACCGCTCGGAATGTCGGGCTGCGGATGATGTCGCGGAGGAATCGGGTCGTGCTTGCCGCCGCTTCGTCATTCTGACTCACTACCTTCACCCGCGTCTCGGGGCGCACGCCGAGCCACCACGCGATGAGGTAAGACAGGGTCGAGGTTTTCGCGTGACCGCGAGGCAGTTCGGCGTACCACGAATGATGTTGCAAAGCGTGCGAAATCAGATCCCGCTGTAGTGGGGAAATCGGTCGTCCGAGCGCAAGAGCGAGAAACGCGGCAGGGTTTGCCCGTGCCGCCTCCGCTGCCTCTAGGGGTGTCATGTTGGCTTCCGCTTTCGCGGGGCTAGGACAGGCGCGGCGACGGCAAGGGAGATTGCGGACATCTGAGCATCGGTCAGGCTTGACAGCAATTCGACGCGGTCGGTAGCGGTTCCCTCGTCCAAACGCATAATGCGGTCGAGTTGCACGGCGGAGTCGATGCGCGAGGTCACCAGATGCGACAGGGCCTCGGCGGCGCGGATTCGGTCGCGGGTCGATTGCATCGGGTCGCGGGCGATTTCCATCAGGTCGGAAGGCAGCGCGGTGAACGCTTCGGTCGGAACATCCCACCCGTCGTAGACAATTGCTTCAAGCGTCCGCAGATGCTCGCGCCGTTGCCAACGGGTTTTGCGGACGGCATCCCCCCTGTCCCCCCCATCGGATGGTTCGGGTTTGTGTTTCACGGGGTTATTGTAACCTCATCGCGTGAGCCTCAACACATCGAGCGCAAAATCTCGCGCATACGGCTCATCGTTGTTCTCTGCGATTTTTTCAAGCGCGGTGCGCAGACTCGCGACCCCTCCCCGAGGCTTGCGCTTAACACGCGGCGCAGACTCAAAAATAAACGGGGTGAGCGGCCCAAGGTACGCGCCTTCGATGTTGTAGGACAGCCATTCAATCGCCTCGTCAAACGGCATATTTTTCGACAGTTCGTTGAGCATCAGCGAGCGGTCGTAGACCACGATGGGCGCGTGTTCCCCGCTGCGGGAAACCGTTCCAATGATCGCTCGCTCAAGACCTGACCACATGATTGATTCGGAGCAGTTTTCCGCAATCCACGATTCGTGCTTGGTCTTCAATTTTTTGGCTCCCTTTTCGGAACGAGGACAAGGTCATAACCTGCGAGCGCAGCGAGAGATATGGCTGCTCCGAACGACGGCGAGCGGTCGCCAGTCACGGTTCCTTCGGCTGCGAGCAGACACTCGGCCGTGTGCAGCGTGCATAGGTTATCCGCGACGGCTCGTCTTGCAAACGAATAATGCGAAACGCCGTGATCGGCAAGCCGCTTTTTCATTGCGGTTTTCCAGTCTAAAGTGGTTTTGATCGTGTAGATTTTTTCCATTTGGTTCCTACGCGAGTCTACTCCCGATTGTAGCAGGGTGCAAGGCTTGCGTCTGAATCTCATGGTTTTCTTCCTCAAATCCCGCTCGCCATTTTGGGGAGTGGCGCGGGATTGAGGGATAACGACTATTGAATTCGACCAGAGGGTTCATTGGCGGCGGCTAAAGCCGCTGTGAAGCAGTTACATGGTGAGAATCAGGAACACTATGACCCCATGCGGATGAGGTCATAGGGAGGAGCGAATTGAGCCACACGGAGCCAAAACGAGGTTTCCCACGGCGCAACTTGAACCATTTCGTCGGGCTGACCGCTGCTGCTGCGCAAGAGCGCGTGCGGCCTCTGGAGGATCGCACGGGAGGAGGTAGGGTTAGACCCCCCCGCTAAACAGGACTGTTCCTGTACCCATCTACAGCGATTGCGGACCCATCGCGGTGGTGCAGCGGTTGCTCGTCGTACGGCGTGATTTTCCCCGAGTGCGTGGTATGCTGCTCACGCTAGGTTTATCGCGGTCGGTTTGTTTTCACTCGCACCGACCGCGCCATACTCTACCGCTCACGACTCTACACGGGGACCGTTGGCGGTAGATTTTTTTTATTTGTTGTGCAATCGACTTGCACCCTGCGACAATCGGGGGTAATGTATCTCTGTCGAGATCATGTTGATCGAGACAGGAACCCCGAACTGGAGCAGACAAATGAACAGCAACACTCTCCCATCCGACGCAATCGCAACCGCCCTCCTTGCCCGTCTTGACACGATCAAGGAATTCATCGTCGCCCGCATCGTGAAGGATTACAACGCGCTCGCTGCGCATTACGCGGTTGAGGGTGGTTGGGGATTCACCCGCACCAACCGTTACTGCGGCGCGTACAGCGAATTGTCGAAGTTTGCGATGTCTCAGAAAAGCAATGATCGCACCAACGGACTTTACAGCATCGTTTACAGCAACGAAATTAGCATGGAGAAGGCTTCGGCCGCTGCGCAGATCGAAGCGGAAGCAATCTGCCTTGCTTGGCATCGCAAGTTGGTCGGCAAGTTGGGCGCGGTCGAAACCTGTGTCCTGCATCATGTCGGCGGCGCGCAGTATTCGATGACCGTGACCAAGGCGGGAGTCGCTGAAAACATTCAGATCCTTCAGCAAATCGTCTGGAAGACTTCGACTCGCGGAACTTGGTTCGCACAGTTTCCCGCCCGCATCTATGTCGGAACCAAGTTCACCCCCGAAGCCGTCTTCAAGGCTCGGTTCTGCGCCTGACCTCGTCGGGGAGAATCTTGGGAAATTCCAAGATTCTCCCCTAGACGGGTTGCACCCTGCGAGAATCGGGAGTAACTTACTTGAGTCGAGATCATGTTGATCGAGACGGAAACCCCAACTGGAGCAGAACAATGTCAAAGCCAATCACCATGTCCGTCGCTTATGTCCGCACCCGCAACAGCGAAAACCTGCGGTTGCGCGTCAACGGAAAACTCGTGACGCTCGGCGGCAGCGGTCGCACTAGTTGTGATCGCGCTAGAAATGAAGCCACAACGATGCTTGCGAATGCCGCCTCCGCGCACGGTTTGTATCTCGTGTCAATTGAGATGGATTACAACTCCGATCACCTTCGCAATTTGTGGACGATGCGTGCGGTTCTTGCACCCGCCAATCTAGTCGCGGCCGCGCTTGTGGCGGACGAGGCCGCGCTTGCGGCAGACGACGCTGCGGAGTGCGCTGAACAGCGCGCAAACGACGCTGAAGAATGCGGCAACCCAGACGCTTCAGCGTTGCGCCGCGATGCTCAAGCGTGTGCGGAACGGGCTGCGCGCCTTGCTGAGGTTGCGTGTGAGGTCAAGCGCATCAATGCGCGACTTGAAATTGTGAAAGGCGGTGCGGCGTGAACCTGTTTGATTCCGCCGCCGCCGAACGCGCTCGCGACGAGGGTATGACCCGCGCCGCCGAGGCGGAGAAAAACAAACTGCTCCTGCGCATCGCGCAGAGTTACGCCAAGAAAATCGCGGTCGCATCGGGAACGGCAACGGCCGACGATGTCGCACGCGCAATGGAGGTTGACGGTCTTACCTACTCCTGCCTCGGTAACGCGGCGGGCAGCGTGTTTCGCGGAATGCAATGGACTGGTGAGGTTGTTCGCTCTGCTCGGGTATCGACGCACGCTCGGATGATCCGAGTTTGGAGAATGAAATGACTGGCAAACCTACAGACAACGCGCCGTGGGAAGACCCCTGCGCATCGTTGCGCGGCATCATCGCCGCCGCTCAGGAGCCTCGACGGTTCGGCGCGGCTCACGAGATGATCGTCCCCGTAAGTCTGCTATCCGCCGTAGTCGCGGAGATGATTCAGACGCGACTTCAACGAGACTCTGCAAGGCGGCGCAATGCTCACCACAACGACAACGAATTTGATGGAGACGCAGAATGACCATCGACATCATCAGCGCAATCGCTTCGGCGTGTACGCTCGGCGCGTGTCTGTACGCGCTGTACAGAGTGCTTGCACCCATCGTTACCATTGAGGAGGACGAGCATGACGAATCCTGACATCGTGACGATCCTCCGTCAACGCATTGATCAATGTCGATGCTTAGGAGCATTACCCGCTACACGATGTTGCGGCGGCTGCGAACATGACACTCGCTGCCTCGTTGAAATCGTGAGAGTGCGGTGCGAGCGCGACGAGGCGCGGCAACTTGCGTGTAGGGGACTGGCTTTGGAAACCTACCACGCCGCACAATTTATAGGAGGGCCGTGCGCACTCACCGCCGACGAGATTGCGCTTGAGCGCGGTTGGGACTGTTTCGAGGAGAAGACAGAGGTTGGCGCGTGAAATTTCTTATTGACGCGAATCGAAATCGTGTGTCGGAACTCATGCTCCAGTACCCCAATTTGGTGCGCGGACAATTGTTGACTCCCCTAACGCGATTCACGAACGCAGAGGAGGGGGATTTTGCAATTGACAATGGAGCGTTTAGCGGATTCCGACACAAGAATTTCTCCGCGTTGCTCGCTCGCGAAGAACCAAACAAAGCGCGATGCCTGTTCGTAGCGGTTCCCGATGTTGTCGGCGATGGTCGAAGGACTTTGGAGATTTTCAGGCATCGGCATACGATTGTTCGCAACTGGCCGTTGGCTCTAGTGGCGCAGGACGGCATGGAGGATCTAGAGATTCCTTGGTCGGAAATTGAAGCGATCTTCATTGGCGGCTGCGATCCGTGGAAGGACAGCAAATCTTCTCTAGACATTGTCCGAACGGCGAAAACGCTTGGCAAATTTGTTCATGTTGGGCGCGTAAACACATTTAAACGATTTGATCGGTTCGCAGAGATCGGAGCGGATACCTGCGACGGATCTGGCGTAGCAATTTATTCTGATCAAAAGTTGGGGGAAATCCAACAAGCGATGCAAGCGAACAAAGAAAAGAATTTGTGGGAGACACAATGATTAACTGCACGCGCCGTTTGACTTTCTGCGCGGGGCATCGTGTGCTTGGGCATGAGAACAAATGCAGCAATCTGCACGGCCACAACTACACCGTGTGGATCACCGCACAAGCAACCGATCTTGACGGCATCGGGCGCATCATTGATTTCAGCGTGTTAAAAGCGCGAATGGGCGGTTGGCTCGAAACCGAATGGGATCATGGCTTTGTCTTGTTTGACCAAGACACCGAAGCCCTCGCTGCAATTTCATGTGTGGCACAACAGAAGGTGTACTTGATGCCGTCGAATCCAACCGTTGAAAACATGGCGCAATATCTGTTGACTGTCATCGCGCCCAGTCTCATGGACGGTACAGGCGTTTGCATTACTCGCGTTGTCATTGGCGAAACTGAGAATTGTTCAGCGGAGGCAAGCCTGTGAATCAATATTTCATCAACGAGATTTTTTACAGCCCACAAGGCGAAGGCATAAGGGCAGGGCAAATGTCTGTCTTTGTGCGTTTCACAGGCTGCAATCTGCAATGCTCGAAAGAGACTGGCGCGAAATCTATCGGCGGATTTGATTGCGACACAGAGTTCGCTTCAGGTCGGCGCATGACGCTTGAAGAGATTGTGGCAGAGGCACGCTTGCTCGTTCCTGTGACTGCTGAATGGTGGAGCAGCAACAAGGCATGGATTGTGTTTACTGGCGGCGAACCAGCGTTGCAACTTGACGCAGCACTCGTCGATGCAATGCACGCCACAGGCTTCCTGTGTGCCATCGAAACAAACGGCTCGCTATGCGTCGATGGCCTTGGGCTTGATTGGATCACAGTCAGTCCGAAGGTCGCAGAGCATTGCGTGCGCCAACGCTCGGCGGATGAAGTCAAATATGTGCGAGGGCATGGGCAAGCCATTCCGAAACCACAATGCATTGCGCAGCATCAATTGATCAGCCCCGCATTCGATGGGCTTGGCATTGATCGTCGCACGCTTGAGTGGTGTCTGCAATTGATCAAAGAAAACCCTGAATGGCGATTGAGCGTACAAATGCATAAGGCGTGGAAAGTTCGCTAATGAGCGGCCCAAACGCGCATTCCTTCATTGCGTACGGCGCACCCGCCGCGCAGGGCAGCAAGAGCCTCGTACGCGGTCGAAACGGTGTTCCCCGTATGATTGAGGCTTCGCGGCGCGTGAT